TAGTATTTATAGGTGCAATCATAAGTGTATTAGCATTTTTATATGTAATTAGAGAGTTAGATTAATGGTAAATGGTAGAAATAAAGGTGCAGCATTTGAGAGGGTTATAGTTAATAAACTTAATGCAGTTTTAGAAGAGAAAGGTTTAGAGGAGAGAGTAAAAAGAAATCTTGACCAATATCAAACAAAAGGTATGGCTGACATTTATTTCAGGAACTTTGCTATTGAATGTAAGAGATATAAGAACAATGGCAAGCAAAACATTTACAAAAACGAATGGTGGCAACAGGCAATAGATAGTGCTGGTGATAATTTGATTCCTATATTGATATATAAGTTTGATAGAAGAAGCATTATGTGTGTTGTGCCACTATTTTTAGTAAACAACTTTGATAAAGCTAATTGGGAATGCACATATATGTGTCCTTTATCAGATATATGTGAAAGGTTAGATGAAATCATACAAAGAGCAGATGGATTTAAACAGCTACCTGCTTGAGCAGGACTTTGAAGATTATTGTAGGTTTGCCTATGAGAAGATTCAAAATGCTTGCGAATTTCTCGGAATTATAAATGACGAGGATTATGAAAGTTTTAAGGAAAGGTGTCATACCCAACTTGAAACTGATTATTTAAACAGTATTGAGAAAACAATACATTAACCATAGGAGAGTATATGGATATACTAGGTGGAATGAGTAATTCCAATGGAGATAGCAAAGACTATTATCTTGCTTTTAAAACAGCAGACCAAAAGTTCTTTGTAAATGGTAAAACGCCAATTGATATTAAATATCTGCAATTAGACCCTGCAACTTTTAAAAGTGGATGGGGACGATATGCAGGAGAATATCAATATCAATGGGATGCTAAGTTTGGTGTTGCAGAACCTAAACCAGCAGACGATTGGAAAAGAGCCTTTAGTTGTGTAGTTATGCCTTACGGACATGACCATGCACTTATTTGGAGTAGATTCACTGTTGCTGAATCAAGAGCTTTTAATACCATATTAACTGGCTTTTGGAATCAAATGGATGCAAACAGTGATTCATTACCTGTTGTTGAATTTGTTGGTTCAAAAGAAATACAAGTTGGCATGGGTAGGTCATCTGAAATAGATTTTAAATTTAGTAAATTTGCACCTAGATTTGCTAACTTTGAAATACCAGCATTCTATGACAACGATGGTGATGCAAATGCAGACGATGGATTTAAAAGTCCTAACGATGGTTTATCTGACTTAGTTAATGAGCAGATTAGCAAGAATACTGATTTATTAACAGATGATGATATTCCATTTTGATGCAACAGATAGACTGGCAAAGAATAGCACCTGAAGTTGCACTACAACTACTAGGTGAGCCTAAAACCAAAAGGTCACATGAATGGCGATATGGTACTCATGGCTCTCTAGTAGTTAATGTAGATGCTGGGACTTGGTGGGATTTTGAAAATGATAAAGGTGGTGGATTAATAGATTTAATCAAACACATGAATCAAGATGTCAATTCTATTTTAAAACAGTTTGGTTATGACTTAGCATTACAATCTAATGACTCCTTATTAAGTGGTTTTAACCCCCCTAAAAGCGAAACCACAAGTAATGCTAGGTCATTCTCTCGAGAGCAGATGATTGACCTTTACAAACAAGCTATTGTGAAGGTCAAGTATGCTGATAACTTTATGGTTTTAAGATTTCCTGAAGGGCATCATATAAAACAAAAATACGCACCATTTACCCTTAATCCTGACAGCACTTGGTCTATGAAGCGACCTGAAGGCTCTCTACCTATTTATTACACAAATAAGTACCCTGACAAGGCTATTATTATAAATGAAGGTGAGAAGGCTCTGAGAGGATGTGAGAGCATTTGGGATTATGACAGTGCAACTTGGCATGGTGGGGTCAATGCTTGGAAAAAAGCAGATTGGAGTCCTATATATGGGAGAGACGTAGTTATATTTCCTGACAATGATGAAGCAGGAATAAAGTGTGCAAATGAATTATCTAGATTCTTAAAAGAGAACAAATGCAAGGTTAAGGTTATACAACCACCAGCAGACTTTAATGAGAAGGATGATTTATACGATGCATACGAATCAGGTTATTTTAAAAGTTCAAAGGAGTTAGAAGATTATATAAATAAAAACGAAGTAGAACGTCCAAGAGGTTCTCTATATTTCCAAACAGTCAATGAGATTATGGAAAAGATGACTGAGCCTGACTGGTTAGTAGATAGATGTATAGAAAGAGCTACAGTTACAAGTATTTATGGAGCACCTAAGAGTGGTAAGTCGTTTATAGCTATTGCTATGGCTTGCTCTATTGCATCAGGTAAAGATTTCTATGGATTCGATACTAAACCATCTACAGTGCTGTATTTAGCTGGTGAGGGTCATACTGCTGTTGCTAGACGTATTAAAAGTTATGAGCAGTTCTATAGCAGAAGTTTATCTGAAGCACCATTATTGATATCTAATAGAGGTTCAAGAATAGGTGATGATGCTGAATTTGCTATGTTGCAAGAAGTTTGTAGAGACATAGAAAGAGAGCATGGGAATGTAGGCATGATTATTGTTGATACCTTAGCTAGAAACTATGGTCTCAATGAGAACAGCACTGAGGATATGAATAAGTTTATACAGCGTATTGACGAGCTTAAAGAAGAATTTCAAGCATCTATGGTCATAGTGCATCATACAGGTCATGTTTCTAATGGTAGAGCTAGAGGTAGCTCAGTATTACCAGCAGCTCTTGATTATGAATTTAGGGTAGATAGAGATAAAAACAGTGATGATAAGGCTATGCTTGTTACTTTAAAGCAAACATTAGTTAAAGATGGTACGCCTATTGATGACCTATATTTCCAATTTAAAGAACTTACATTATATGGATATGAGGGTGTTACATCAGGTGTATTAGCATTGACTGATGAATCTCCTAAGAAGATTGGTTTATCTAAAGCTAGAGAAGCTACGATTAAAGCTATAGAGAAGATACAAAAAGAAAAAGCACCAAATGACCCTGTAAGTTATTGGGTCAAGCATACAATTCTTTTAAATGAGATGGAGATAAACGATAGTACATTGAAGTCAAGATTAAGAGATTTAAAAGACAATGAGCTAGTTCATTACAAAGAAGGATATGGTTATCAGTCTAAAAACTTAGATAATGAGGTATTTTGATATGGTTTGGTTTAGGTTTGGTTTAGGTTTGGTTTTGGTTTGGTTTTTTAGCAAAATCATCAAAAAGTTGGTTGGTTTGGTTTGTATTTCTAATACAACCAACCCAAACCACTATGAGATTCGAGTATTATGACCAAACCTATAAAAACATATTTAGACGAATCTTTAGAGGATAAATTAAAAGCATTAAGGATTTATGAGCTTGAAACTTTTGTAAAGTGGGGTTCAAGAAGAAGAGTCTTTAAAATGGTAGGAGTTAATTTTGAGATTAAGTTTTGTAGAGCAGAACAAATATTGAAAGATTCTCTTCATAACGATACTACACAACAAAAGATTAAAATGGTTGAGATGATGATGAGAGCTTATGAGCAATTAAATATTAAATGCGAAGAAAGTGGTTACATTATGATTCAACCAAATACTAAGTGCTTTAACTTTGATAAAAAGACAGCATTAGTTTGTGATACTGATGATGAGAAACCAGCACTTGAAATGATACATAAAGATGAGAAGGACATTATGATATTTAGCATTGAAGAATTATTAAGATGTATTCCTGATGATTTTATGAAAGCAAAAGAACTACTATCTAAACTAGATAAGTCAGTAAATATACAGAAGGTAACTTATTATGACTAAGTGGCATGGTGGTAAAGGGTCAAAGCGTAGACATGAAGATAAAAAAAAGATAGATGCCAACTGGGATAAGATATTTAAGAAGGAGAAGAAGGATGCCAATAAAACTAAAACCAAGTGCAAAGATTAGAGATAGAGCTACAGGCAAGACAACAACTGAGCATTACTATCTAAAGTGTATGACACTTAAAGAACTGAATGATTATATTGAATCACCAAGTGCAAAGAAAAAGGTCATACAAAAATGTAAAAATGAAATAATAAGGAGAGAGAAATGAATGACCCAGTGAACCATCCAGCACACTATAATCAGAATGGCATAGAGTGTATTCAATATATTAAACAGCAATTAGGTAAAGATTTTCCTGCATATCTTGAAGGTAATGCGATTAAATACTTGCATCGTCATAAATACAAAGATGCCAATATACAAGACTTACAGAAGTCTGTTTGGTATATTAATAAGTTAATAGAACATTACGAGAACTTATGAAGATAGATAAACAAAAATTAGAACAGAAGATTAAGGAAGGCAAATCATCACATGATATTGCTATGACTTATGATGTGCATCCATCTACTATCAGAAGGAAAGCAAAAGAATTAGGACTTAAGTTTCAAACACAATCACATTGGAGAAAGGGATGACTGTAAGCATAGACATCAAGACTAACGCTAAAGAATTAGAAAAGAGGTTAGGTATGTTTCAGAAAAAACATTTACCTGAAATTATTGTTGATTCTGTAAATGAAACAGGTGTGAGAGCTACTAATGCTATGCGAACACAAATAGCTAAGAATTTAGATAGACCACTACGTAGTACAATAAAAAGTGTTTTGTTCTTTCCAGCAAACTTAAAAAAGAAAGAATTAAATGGTCTTATATTTATTAAGAATACATGGGGTAAAGCTGCAAACAAAGGTAAGACTCCAGCAGAATTTTTAAAACCATTATTAGAAGGTGGTAAGAAAACTCCTGAAAGACAATATGTTATGACTCCTACTAAGAATACTAAACTAAATAAGTTTGGTAACATCACTAAGGCTAACAGAACTAAATACTTTACTGACAAAGCAAAATATTTTGTTGGTGAACCAAAAGGTTTTCCTAGTGCTGGGTTTGGTGTATGGGAAAGATATGGCAGACAGGCGAAGGGTGAGTCATCAGGTTATCGTATAAGAAAGGTTGCTAACTTGGTCAAGTCACAACAATTTAGCAAGCAGTTAGATTTCTTCAAAACAGTTGGTGGTACAGTAAAAAATACTATCAACAAGTCTCTAGATAAAAATATGAAAAGAATATTGAGGAGAGTGTAATGTATATGACCCCATGTTTAGGTTCTTCTAGTACATATATTATGGGTTATGCACGAC